GCAATACCGACAGCGGCACCACATTTGGGGCAGTAGCCAAAACTGCCGTGTAATACCGGCTGGCAACCACCATTGAGCCTATACGCTCACGGGCCGTGCCATCCGTACCATTGAATCGCGCGAGTATCGCAGCTTGCGTGAGAGCCACGATATTGGATGGTAATAGCGGATTGTTGGCGATCTGCACTGCGAATTTAATCGGCAGCGCTGCCGGACGCATGAATTTGACCGTATACGAGGGCTGTGGATAGCTATATCCACTCGCATCGGTAACCGTCACCGAAGTATTACCGTTGTAGTTGCAGCCCAAATCCTTATGTTGCCATATGGCGTTCGCAACGTCCGTATTTAATCCGCCAACGACTGCGATATAAACAGAATTCGGGGCGACTGAATACGAAGACGAACCAATGACCGCCGCCGTAGCTAGCGGGTTATCAATCACGTAGGCGTCCAGCACATTCGCCACGTTGAATACGTTCGCATAAATCGCACCGGGCGTACCTGAGCCGTTCACTGCGACTGAATTTTTGCGCCGATATTCAAAATCCGCCCGGCTTTCGACGGGATTACCCAAGGCCCCGTCAGCCGGATTTGTGATACCCGACCACCCAGGGATTGCTTGATATACACCGGTCAATGTGCCAGCCGGGCAGGGAATGGGGCCAGTCTGCGTATTTTGAAAATTGGCGGTGACGTTGCCTGCTGGCCCTATCGTGGCGTCGCCCTCATTGACGTACGTATTGCCCGACGTGTCCTGCGCCAGCGTACCGGCAGGCACTACAACGCCAGGCAGACCATACAGCGTGCAGGTCACAGCGGTGGGCTGTGCGGGGTTGCGAGTCAGAAAATAGATTCTCGCTATTGCATCCTGAAACCGGCCATCCGCATATTGCGGATCGATTTGGTTAACTAGCATGGCGATTTGATTATTTTTATCCGCCACAATTGCCGCTTGGCTGGATGCGAGCTGGCCCTGTGGCGTTTCGAGCGCAAAGTTAGTGCCACCGCCAAATGCTGCGTCAATATCGTTTTGAGCTGCTGCGAGAATGTCCGATTCTGCCGGAATAACGAGGCCGGTCTGCGTAAATTGGATTGTCGGAATGCTAGAAGTTGACATTATTCGCCGCCCCGGTTTCGTCAATAAATTGGACTTGGCCTGTTACGGCACGGTCGGTAAAGGTTTCGAGTATACAGCGCGCACTCACTACGCCGGGCACCGTCAACGCCGCTTTTTCCAGGTATGCCGTCAGCAACGCCGGGGGCGGCAATTGCCCTAGAATTTTTTGAAAATACGGTACACCTTTGCTTGTGTCGTACCACAGTTCACCCAGGAATAATTTGATAGCGCTAGCCACGTCTTGAGCGAGCGCATAGGGGGGCGCCGCGACAGCGATATTGCCAGCACTATCTAGCACCAAATCCCATGCGGTACGGTCGAGCAACAGGGTTTTATATTGCGTCATAGCGGTGCGCTGGTGGGTGTGCCGGGGGTCGTGCTGGTATGGGTATGGGTGTGGAGGCTGGTGCCGTTCGCGTGCACGTCACCAGCGACTGACATACTACCCGAAATGCTCGCAGTTCCGCCACCGGTTTGATTGAGCGTACCGTTTAGCACCGTGGCACCATTGACGCTAAATGTCGGCGTCGTGACCGTGGTCGATGTGGTCGCGGCGATTTCCACGGTAGACGCCGATATGCTCACATCGGGCGCCGATAGTACGATTGCCGTGGGGCTATGTAGCGTGATGCCCGCCGTGCTGAATTGAACGTATTGCGTGGGCGTACCATTGAGTGCCCCGCCGATATAGAGGCCATCCGCGTAATCGAACGTGCGAAAACTGCCAGGATTGGCTTGCGCCTGAGTGGCTTTGACGTGCGAAATGTCTCTACTGGCGAATCCACAAATTCCGATATCGCCGATTGCTGGATCAATGATTACGGCATTCGCGCCACCCTGCAGCCGGGAATAGGGAATTCCATAAATAGTCGCGTGCGGCACCGGATGGCCATCCGAATCGATTTGATTGACCAATGGCGTTACATCCACAAAGCCCACGGGGGACACGCCGCCAGCGTTCGTTACCGCGTCAACGCGCACAAGCGTGACGGTTTGAATTCGGTTCAATAACTGCCGAATCACGAACGTAGTGCGGTTATATTCGCCCCAACTATCCTCGGGCTGTAGTTGTCCGCTTGGTATATCAGTGCTTGCCATATAAGCTAGGGTCTACTGCCCGAAAAGTGGAAAACCATTGCCCGCCCGGTCGCTCCGATTCCAATTCGTGATTTATGCTCAATACCAGCCAATCACCGGCCGCGCGCGTGACCTCAGTGTCAATATGCACCATGCCACCCTGCATTACTGCCGGGTTGTACAGTATTTTGCATACCACCGTAACCCCGTCAAATGTCGGATATCCGACAAGGCCCGTTTGCGCGGATATCAGAGGTTTAACTGTGTCGCGGGCTACACCCTTGGGAGCTATGGCTATCGTATTGTTATCAGCCCACATTGTGATGCCGGCCATGTCAGCTAAGTCGCGCGCCTGTTGCATGCCAGTATTAGCCAGATAGACATTTTGCAACGTCACAGCCACGCCATGATTTTCAAATGCCCATCCCATGCTACCCGCAATCTGCTGCATTGCGGTCCCGACATCAATAGCGCCCTTGAAACTGCGTGGCGGTACTGATTTGAGCAAATCCACGGCGCCGGCCTGCGCCTGTATATCTAAGCAAACTTCAGGCATACCCTGATAATCAGCCCAGGCGGTTACGATATTGCCGACAAAACAAAGCGATTCCTGAGCACCGTCAATCGCGTAGATCCGCATGATATTGGGTTTGAATGCGCCCACTCTGCGCGCATAGGTCGTGATGGCCGACATATCCGACTGTTTCATGCCGTAGATGCGTGCGTGGCACTGCCCCCACTGCAAACCGCCCGCGAGGCTGATTGACAACGCCGTGCGAAATCCATTCAATATAATTTCGTCATTGTCACCAAATGAGCCTGAGCCCAATTGAATTTCAACGCGCAATTGTTTTTTATTGGCGAATGATTGCATATTCCGCCGCCGTTAGGTATACCAATTGATAACGCGTACCCAAATCGGAATAATCGGGGTCGTTGGCACCTTGCGTATCTACGAACATGAAATTTCCAGCAAAACCCAAGTAATCCGCAGATATGAGCGGCACGACATCGCGTGCAATAACTCCAGTGACCAACACCGTACCGTTGCTTATGAAATCGCAAAACAAGCCTTGACCGTTTTTATAATATAGATTGATTACGACATTTTGCGCACCGACTTGCGTTTGCAGAGTCTGCGAGGCTTCGGGCTGAATTGGTATTACTTGCATATCATGAAGTCAACGAAGATGCCAGCGCGGTTATTTTGCTGGATACCGCATGAATTACCGATTGCACAGGGTTCGCCGGTTGTACCCGGCCTGAATTCAATTGTGGGGCCGCGTCGCTGTTGGTCGGAGCAACTGCCGTACCGGTCGTGCTGGTGTATTGCGCAGATACTTGGCGAATTTCATTCAGCGTCAATTCTACGACTATCAAATTCGCACCCTTTTCGGCTCTGCGCGAATAGCCGTAATCCACAACGTTGTATAACAAATACGTCATTTCGGGAGTAATGACGCTATACAGATCGGTTGATTTTGTCGCCAGATCGATTGCGTTCAAAAATTTGTTGCGCTCTTCCACCGTACCCGTGAATGCAAAAACTAATTTTGCTTCGCCAGGGGTTTCGACCTTGTTGTATTGCGCAAAATTTCCGGCTTCGGTTGCAAAATTGGCAACCCGCGTGCCCTTCGAATAATCAACGCTGATTGTCGAGGCTGTTGCGCCAATGCCTACCGATGTCAATAGGCTGCTGATATTTGCGGGATTCGTAAGGCTGTTGCCTGAGCTATCGAAAATTCCCCATTGCGCATCGCTCTGTACCGCATCCCAAAGGGCGCCTTGCACCAGGCCTAACGCCGACTGGCTGATAATCTGCGCGCCCGGCAGACG